GGGAACCCCAAGAGTGCTCTGTGACGCCTCTACTGAGTGATCACTTTCGAGGAGCCGCGAAAGTGATTCTGCGAGCCCCTGACCTGCGCCTTTGTGTAGTCGGGAGGCTGCTCTCGACCGCTCTTGCCGCTGCCCTTGGAATCGAAGGTTGGGCACATAGAAGCCCCGGCCGACTGTGAAGGGGACGCAGGCCGGCCGGGGCGACGGGGTGCGTCAGCGGCGGGCGGTGACGAGCAGCGTGCCGATGTGACCGGGCTCCGGCGCGTCCAGCACGCGGGCCTCAGCATCACGAAAGCCGTGACGCTCGAGGAGACTGGCCCACCGGCGGGGCGTGTAGCTGTACCGGTAGGTGTACATGGCCTTCCCCGCGAAGCCGCCCTTGTACATGCCCTGCGGGCCGTAGGCGCCCGGGATGGCCGGCGGGTGGGAGAAGGCGAGCACGCCGCCAGGGTTCAGCCTGTCCACAAGGAGTGGGAACAGCTTGGCCGGGTCGGTGAACCAGACGGCCCCGAACACGGAGTAGATCGCGTCATACGTGGCGGTGGACTCGCGCAGGTGATCGAGCACCTCGGCACAGACGAAGTCGACACCCAGCGGCCCCCACCGCTCCGTCGTCTTCTTCACCATGACCGGTGACAGGTCCACCCCGGTCGCCTTGATACCCCGCCGGGCGAGGAAGGCGAGGGCCCGGCCGGTGCCGCAACCGATCTCCAGGACAGACTTCGGCTCACCGAGCAGCTCGGGGCCCGGTCCGTGTCCGGCGTACTGGGTCCAGTTGAACACCGGCTCCATGTCGTCCTTGAAGGCGCTGCCGGCGTAGGTGTCCCAGAGTTCGGTCTCAGCGTCGATGTCGTGACGTGCGGGCACGGCACTCCCTTCACAGGCAGGAATGGGTGTGGCCCCTGCCCTCCCCGGGGGGAGGAGGACAGGGGCCAGCCTAGGGCGGTCAGTGGCTGTCGGGGACCTTGTTGTCGCAGGGCGAGCAGTTCGCCCCGTCGATGGCCCAGAGCTCCTCGTCGACGTCCCAGCCGTCGGCGCGCATGAAGTCCGCGGTGCGGAGACACAGGCCGTCCGTGCGGCGCTGAATGAACGGGGCGTGGTGCTTGTACCGGCCGCCGTTGTAGACGTCGCAGAGGGCGAAGTACACGGGGGTGTCGAGGATGAGCTGGTGGACGCCGATGTCGACGAGCTTGCCGACGCCGAGGTGGACGTCCGGGTGCTCCATGGCGGCGATCGTGTACATCACGGCGTTGGCGAGGATCCGCTCGGCCATGTTGCGGACCATGGTGTTGTCCCGCAGCAGGAGCGCCGTCTCGCGCTCCCAGAGGGTGCCGCCGTCGGCCACGTTGATCGTGAGGTGGCGGATGTGCGGCTGGACGGAGTTGAGGATGACCTGCGGATCGCGGGTCTTCACCTGCGCCTGGACGACTGTGCTCATGGGCAATTCCTCCTGCACGTTGGTGGTGCTCCGGATTGCGGGCCCGCTCCGGCCGCGGTCCTGCCAGGGAGTTTCGGCCGGAGCGGGAGTCAGCGGGCGACGGGCCGACAGGGGCTCACTGCGGGTTCGCTCCCCGGCAGCGCGGGCAGGCGCAGGGCGGGTAGGCGAGGGTCATCAACGGCTCTTCGGAGGCCGGGACTATGCGCTCCTCGGCCTCTGTCCGATCGAGGGTGTTCGGGTCTACCCGGTAGACGCTGAGGGTCAAGCCGGGGTGAGGGGTGCCGCCGTCTGTCGTCACAGGAGGATGATGGGCGGGCACGGCGGGACGGAAATAGGCCGAGCAGTGGCCATGCGTGGCCACGCTGCGGCCACGGCCGAAGGCGCGGGCGATGACACCTCACACTGGGCAGATGGGCCGCAACGACGCGCTCCGGGCAGCGCGCTTACGCAAGGGCTGGCGGACGATCGAGTCCGCCGCGGCCGGCCTGCAGGAGCATGGGCAGCGGCTCCTCGACGACCGGCAGTTCACCATCTCCGCGCGCACCTGGAGACGCTGGGAAGGCGAACGACCCGGCTGGCCACCCGAGGAGACCGCGATCGTCCTGCACGACGCGCTCGGACGCTGGCCCGAAGACCTCGGCTTCACCACCCCGCCGGGATGGATCCGGCCCGAGCACCACCGCGAGGACGATGTGAACCGACGCGCCTTCGTCTCCGTCACGGCCGCGGCACTCGTCGCTGGCCCGGTCGCCCCGCAGCACGTCGACCCCGCCCTCATCGACTACTTCCAGCAGCAGCTCGAAGGCCACTACCGAGCGGACATGTTCCTCGGACCGCACGACCTGATCGGCACCGTGTCCGCTCAATACCAGCTGATCGACAAGCTGATCCGCTCGGCGAAGAGTGAGACCCGCCGGGGCCTGCTTCGCGTCGGAGCGGCCTATGCCGCGCTCGTTGGCTGGCTGTACCAGGACGCTGGCGACATGGACGGCGCGGCGTTCTGGCGCGGCGTGACGCAGGAGATAGCGATGCGCTCCCGCGACCCTCACCTCATCGGGTACAGCCTCGTCAACCAGGCCCAGGTGCGCACGGACCTCGGCGACGGTCACGCGGTCATCGACCTGTGCGAGGCCGCCCTCGACGACGCCGACCGGCTGGTGCCGAAGGTCCGCATCATGGCCATGCAGCAGCAGGCCCACGGTGCCAGTCTCACCGGCGACCGGAGCGCGGTTGACCGGCTCATCGATGAGGCGGACGGGCTGCTGCCGCGCGTCGACGACGACCTGCCATGGGGCAACGCCTGCCGTCGCACGCCCGGGTACCTCGAAGTTCAGCGGGCCACCTGCTACGGCCGGCTGGGACTCGGCATCGAGGCAGGAACCCTGTGGCAGCAGGTCCTCGACGTCGTGCCGGAGACCGCGCGCCGGGACCGCGGCGTCTACATGGCCCGCCACGCCACGGCGGCCGCGGCCGCCCGGGAGCCGGACCAGGCGCTGGAGATCGCCCGTGACGTCGCGCAGATCGCTGTCGAGACCAGATCCGCGCGCATGGCCAGGGAGTTGGTCGGCCTTCAGCGCGCGATGCGGCCGTGGCAGGATGCCCCCGTCGGCCGGGACCTTGCCGAGGTCCTGGCGCCCGTGACCGAGAGGGAGTGACGTGGCCGAGGCTCCGGTGCCGCTGTCCGAGGACGAGATCGCCCAGGCCCTGCACGAGACGCCGGGCTGGTCACGCCGCGGCGATCTGATCGAGCGCCGTTACGGCATCCGGTACCACGGTGGCGTCGCAATGATCGTGCACGTCGCGGACGTGGAACGGCTGATCGGCCACCACGCGGACATCGATCTGCGCTGGGATACGGTGCGGTTCGCCATCACGACGCACGACGCGGGGCACAAGCTCACCGGGGCCGACTTCGACCTTGCCAAGCGCATCGATCGGATCGCGGTCGCGCACGGCGCCCTGCCGGCCGACGGCTGAGTACCCGCAGCACAGCAGCGCCCCCTCCCCGATTCCGGCGGGAAGGGGGCGCTGCTGTGTCGGTGTTACGCGAGCGCCGTGCCAGCCGCCGCGAGGAGCAGCGTCAGCATCACCGTGGGCAGTCCGAGCGTTGCCGCCTGCTGCTTGGCGACCTTGCTCAGCATCACCTGCCCCACGACCGCACCAGCGAGCAGGACCACCGCCTTCTGCTGCTTGGACATCTTCATCACCTCCCTCCTTTGAAGTTGCGGGGCATGATGACAGGTGGGTCGGACAATGAGCCCTGAGCTGGGCGAACATGACGAAGCGCCCCCTGCCTGGTCCCGAAGGATCAGACAGGGGGCGTGGTCATTCACGGGTACTGGCGGCGGGACGGGTCGAGCGCGAGCGGTAGCGGCGCGGCTGGCTCGTCCGGCGGTGGTGCACCGTCGCGGCGGCAGACGAGCGCGTCCGGGTCGCCCTTCGCGGGCTGGAGGCTGTAGCCGTCGGGGCAGGTCTGCCCGTCGCGGCCGTCCGCACCGTCGGTGCCGTCTGCTCCGGGCGGTCCAGCGGGTCCTGCCGGGCCTGCGGGTCCGGGTTCGCCTTGAGGCCCGGGCGGGCCGGCTTCACCGGCGGCTCCGTCCTGGCCAGGGGCGCCGGTCTCGCCGGCACCGTCCGCACCCGCGGTGCCAGTCTTACCGGTCGGGCCGGTCGGGCCTGGCTCGCCTGCGGGGCCAACCGGGCCTGGCTCGCCCTGTGGTCCCGGCGGGCCGGTCGGCCCGACCACGCCCTTGCCCGGCTCACCACGGGACCCCGGCGGCCCGGCGACCGGCTTCTCCCCGAGCTGCTGAATCTGCAGGGCCAGCGCGTCGCGCGCCTTGTTGGCCTCCTTGAGGTCGGAGGTCAGGTCCTGAACCGTGAACAGGGCGGCGGCCGCGAGCAGCGCGCCAAGCGCGGCGAGGACGTCGCCTTGCCAGGACCAGCCGCGGAACCGGGAGGAGAGGAGCTTCACGCTGCAGCCCCCTTCACCATCGTTGTCAGGTACGGCAGCAGCACGGCGGCCACCGTGATGACGGTGCCGATGATCCAGCGCCTGGTGGCGGTGATGCGCTCGGTGTCCTGCTTACGCTGCTGCTCGAGCTCGGTGATCCGCTCGGTCATGGCGGTCTTCTCGATGGTGTAGACGTCCATCGGGACGACCTTGTCGAGGCGGGTGTTGAGCTGTCCGAGGTCCTCACGGAACTCGGACCGCAGCGACTGGATGAGCCGCCCGAGCTCACCGTTCGTCGGCTCATCAGTCACAGGGGTGGCTCCGTTCAGACGCGCGGGGTGTGCTGGGCCTTCCAGCTGGCCGCGAAGGTGATGACCGCCGGGACCAGGGCGAGCACGACGGGCTCGAGCGGGTCCGGCAGCGGCGCGACAAGCCCGGCGTCACCCTGCACGGCGGTGAGGATGGCGAGCAAGCCGGTGCTACCCAGGTAGGCGGCGACGGTGGCCCACTTGACCTTCTTCTCTACGGGTTCAGCCATGACGGGTGGTCCTTCCTGGTCAGTCGGCGAGGCGGGCGGCGAGCTTGTCCGCCACCTTGTCGGCGAGGGCGTCGGTCTGGTCGGGGCTGGATCCGGTGGTGCCGATGGCTTTCACGCCCGTGTCGATGTCGCGGACGATCTGGTTCATGTCCCGGGTGTCGTCCACTCCGGGCTGCTTGTAGGTCCACGGCTGGCGGGCCAGGGCGGCCTCGATGCGCTTGACCGCCGCGGCCGTGTCGGTGAGCAGCTTTCGCTCTTCAGGGGTCATGTCGTCCTCCTCGGACGGTGCGGTGGTGTCGTCGGCGAGGCGGTCTCGGATGAGGCCGCGCATCCAGTCCATGCCGAACCCGCGCGGGTCGACCTTGCCGGGCTGCCACTCGAGGTGCCCGATGACCGACCGCTGTGACCAGCCGTGGGCGCGGCAGATCGCGGCGGACACCCGCTCGATGGCCTCGAGCTGCGCGGCTGGCCAGGGGTCCTTGCCGTCGCCGAGGTTGATGCACTCGAAGCCGTAGAAGTGCCGGTTTCCGTCGGTGTTCGCCTCGTTATCGGCGGGCAGGTCGGTCTCGTTCTGCACGGCGCGGAGCACGTCGTCGTCGCCGTTCCCGGCGTGGTTCGTGCGGCCGTTGCCGACGAGGTAGACGGTGCCGTCCTTAGCGATGACGCCGTGACACAGCGGCCCCGGCAGCGACGAGTGGCCGTTGTAGCAGAGCTCGACGCTCTGCTGCGTGCCCTCGGTGACGGTGTGGTGGATCATCACGCCGTGCACCGGGCCGAACGGGCCCTTGTGGTTGCGGTTGTGCGTGCGCCACGACCGGTGCTCGACGACGCGCAGGCCCTCGTTACGGAGGGCCTGCAGCAGCCGGTCGGCGGTCAGGGGTGGGGCCATCACACGCGCTCCGGCCAGGCCCAGCGGCCGGGCCCGTCGCCCTCCGCTACGGAGGTAGCCCAGTGGGTGTCACTGCCGTCGAGGAGGACGTGAAGGTTCACCGTGACGACGGTCTCGTTCCAGACGCGCACGATCACCGCAGGGAAGACGTCGCCCTCCGAGGTGTGGTTGCCCTCGTGCGCCACGCACCCGGTACGGGGTTCCGTCTCCCTGTCCTTGCGGGCGAGGTGCGCGTCGCGGCGGCCGCGGTTGATGGATTCGGCATCGTGCTGGCTGAGGGTGTAGTGCACGATCCGGCCGACTGATGGCACGGGTGTGGGCATGCGCTTCTCCAGACATGCGTAACGCCCCGACGCTGCGGGGCGGTGTGGGGCGGGCGGGGTGTGGTCAGGTGCGCATGGGGTCGACGATGCGGGTGCCGTCGAGCCAGACGATGGAGGTCGTCGATCCGGCCGCGGTCGGTACGGAGCCGGTGATCAGGCCTGCGCTGGTGAACCCCAGCCGGACCGGGTAGTGCCCGGACTGGGCGCCGCCGTTGGAGAACTGCCGTTCAGCCTGGACGCGGTTGCTGGTGCTGGTGAACGTGAACATGTTGTGCGTCGTGTTCGCGGCGAAGGAGCTCGCGTTGATGGTGCCGTCGAGCTCCCACACGGTGACGCCGCCCAGCACGTACTTCCACATGCGCGGGACTCTGGTGCCGGCGGAAAAGTTCGCGCCGAAGGTGCCGAGGGTGGAGATCGCCGTGGGGGCCATCGTCTCCTCGAGCGTGGCGGCGAAACCATCCCTGATCTCTTGGTTCATGAGGGCGGCGGTGACGGTCTCGCCGACCACCCACGTGCGGGGCGTGTGGGCCACTACGACACCTCCATGGCGGCGGGCTCGGGGTCAGGTTCTGTCGGTGGCTGCGGCTCCTCGGGCGCGGGCTCCGGCGGCGGGGCCGGCGCGCTCGGGTCGTCGGGATGCCACCAGTGCTTCTCGTGCGGGAGCAGGTGCCCGAGGCTCGCCTCGACCGCGGCCGGATCCTCGGGGAAAACGAGGGTGCGCCAGCCGAGTCCGCACTCGGTGCACGCCATGCGCTGATCCGTGGGGGATACGACCTGCGCCGAGCCGCATAGGCAGTCGCTGATCCACCGGTTGTGGTTGATGCGGGCGAAGCCGGCCTGGCCGATGACGAATCCGGTCGGCGCGATGGTGGTGCGCTGCAGCCGGTGGGACACCCAGAGGAACACGAGCTCGGCGGCCGGGGCGTGGGCCCAGGCGTCGGGCTTCAGGTGCGGCGGGGGGAGGTAGAACGTTTCCGCCCGCACGACGGGGAAGGGCACAGCAGCCCCTTTCAGTAGGCGAGGCGGGTGGTGGAGTCGAGGACCGAATAGGTCGGGTCGTCGAGGACCCACACCGAGTCGGTGTCGGACCGGGACGTGTGGAAGTCGAACTCGTGGACGCCCTCGCTGATCTCCTCCGTGTAGCCCTCCACGACGACGGACACGGTGGGCGCCTGCGCGTCGTCCGGCAGGTCGGTCACCGTGAACACGGTGGAGATGTCGGCGTCGAGCAGGGCCCGGTAGGTGGCCGTGCCGAGGGTCGACGCGATGACCGGGACCTGCCGCATCTCTGGCAGCGGGTCGGCGTACCGGATGACGGTCCAGTGCGCGGCGTCCAACACTTCGGCGTCGGTGACCTTCAGCAGCTCTGTCACCGGCGGCTGGTACGGCCCGTAGGCCGCGATGCTGTCGTCGTCCTGGACGCGCTGTGTCGCACCGCCCGGGCGCGTGGCGACCACCAGGTTCGTCAACTTCTGGTCGTCGTCGGCGAACTCCGCCTCGTCCGTCTCCAGGTCGGCGAACTCCAGCGACAGCGCCGGCACCGGGTTGTAGCGGACGGTGCGGCTCTGGAACACGAGCGCGCTGGAGCCGCGGTCGCAGAACAGCTTGCCGCCCTCGGTCCGCTCGACGTCCCGCATGTGCGACATGACGGTGTTGCCGAGCTCGCCCTGCGAGGCGACGGCGGAGAAGTCACCGGACGGCAGGACGTCGGGCACGTCGGTGTACGAGGCGAGGCGGGCGATCCGCTCCCAGCTGTCCTCGCCGGAGTGCCCGGTGGTGCCGGCCTCGTAGTGCTGGACGATGTCAAAGGTCGAGGGGATCCCGTCGTGCGCCACGTAGGCGGCGACGTGGCTGATGGTCCCGGACCACAGGTCGTTGCCCTTGTAACCGCCGACGGAGAGGAGCCGGAGGCCGAAGAACGTTCCGGCCGCGATGGCGTACAGCACCCCGTCGACGTACACCCAGGCGCCGCCCTCGATCCACACCATGTGGTGCGTGCCGCCGTCGGCCAAGTTGGGGGTGGCCACGACGATGGTGGCCGTGTCGGAGCCGGAGAAGCGCTCGACGATCCGGAGCTTTCCTGTGCCCGACTCGAGCCCGAACCGGATGCTGCTCTCGAACGCGGCGGCCGCGTTGTTGGACCAGACCAGCATGATGCGGCCGGTCGTGCTGGTGGAGAACCAGCACTCGAACATTTGCGTCCCGCCGCTCGGCGGTTCACCGGTCGACCCGTCGGTGGTGAGGCCGCGGATACCTAGATCCGTGTGCAGGTACTTCCCCGCCGTGGCGGACGCCGGGGTGAAGACGGGCGTGGACAGGCCGTCGGACGGCGGGCCGATGCCCTGCCCGAAGCTGATGGTGCCGCCGACCCCGGCCTGCACGATCGCCAGCGACGGGTACCCGCTGCCCGACTGCTCGCCCGCGGACACCGAGGCCTCCGGCTCCGACAGCGGGTAGTAGGCGACCGCCCCGTCAGAGATGACCTCCTCAACGAGCATCGGCCCGAGCTGCGGCCGACGAGCCAGCAGCTTGAACATGTCGGACGCGGACACCCGGACCTCCGAGTGGAGGCCGCCCCACTTCATCGGCCACGACGTGACCATCCCGTAGAACCGGTGGTGATGCGTGGCGGCCGTGGACGACCAGGCCGTCGGGGTGCTGCCCTCCTCGACCTGCGCCTCGTCCATCCACACCTCAGCCCCGATCGTCGGCGAGGTGGTGTTCGTCGTGATGCGGAGCGTGTGGGCCGCGGCCGTCGTCGTCCACGTCACGCTGATCCGCTGCCACTGGTCGTTCAGTGTGGACGCGCTGCCGACCGTGGTGCCGTCGATGTCGAGACGCACGGCCGGGTCTCCGGCCGGCACCCACACGTAGACGCTCGCCGTGTACGGCACTCCGATCGTGAGCCCGTACAGCGGCACCTGCATGACGCCGCCGGTACCCGAGTTGGTCCAACCGATCTTGTACGCGAAGGTACCGCTCTTGACGTGGTCGATGTTGATGGTGGCCAGGTCCGGCTCGAGCCCGGGGGCCGCGTCCCATCCGTTGTCCGGCACCTCGAAGTCGGGCACGGCCAGATAGTTGATGCCGGGCACGACGCTGGTGATGACGCGGATCGGGCAGTTGCGGCGCACGTGCGGGTAGTACGGCGAGGCCGCGCGGCCCGGGGTGAGGGCACCGTCGTGGTTGTCGGCCAGCAGGGACAGCGTCCCTGTCTGCGTCTCCGACATCTCGTCTTCGGCGCCGCGCGTGATCCTGATGACCCCGCCGTCAGCGATCTTGACCCGCTTGGTGATGCAGGTCCACTCGATGTCCAGCGCGGTCGGCGCGTAGCCGAACCCGCATTGCACCGTCACCCTCGTCACTAGCCCACCTTCAGATCGACGTTGACGCCGCTGTGCCGCTTCAGCGACAGCAGCAGCTTCTGGATTTCCTTGGCGGTGGCGACGGGATCCACGGCCCCGTGCACGTCGACCTGGTAGCGGACCTGCTGCACCACGGTGGTCGACGCCGCGCGTCGGCCGACAGCCATCGGCATGGCGGCCGCCTTGCCGCCAGCCAAGGACGCCTTGTCGAGGCGGCCCTCGTTGATGGCCCGCAGCAGCGGCAGTGCCTTGCGGGTCTCGGATGCCCGGACGACGAACTCGCCTGCGGACGCCCAGATGGGCACGCTGTCCGAGGTGCCCGTGCCCGGGCCGTGGACGAGACCACCCTTGGCCTTGAGCTGCGTACCGTGCGATCCCTTCTCGCGGGCGCCGGTGTCGCTGTACGTGTAGACCGTCTTCACGTAGGTGGTCGCGGTTGTACCGTCGACGTCGGCGAGCTTGTCCTTGGCCCGCTTGAGTGCGTCCTCGAGCTGCTTGATGTTCGCCTTCACCGCGGCCTTGCGGGCGTCCGGGACGTTCTTCAGCTCGGCCCGGGCGTCCTTCAGCTTCTGTTCCAGGTCCCGCTTGTCCGCCCGCAGCTTGGCCGTCTTGTCTGGGGTGTTGAGGATCTGATCGGCGAGCTTGCGGGCCGCATCCGTGTCGAGGCCCATCTGCTGTGCCAGCTTCTCGAGTTGGCCCCGCCCCCGCTCGTAGACCTCGTTCGCGGCGTTCCAGGAACCGGTCTCCTCGAACTTGGCCTCCATCGCCTTCTGGGTCGCGTTGGCCAGGTCGTCGAGCGCCTGGTTGTTCGCGCGGCCCTTGGTCGTGTTGTCGTCGAGGGTGGCGCCGTTGGTCTTGAGCGACTCGGTGGCCGCATCGATCGCAGCCTCCATGCCGCGGACTCCACCACGGGCCATGAGGTGCGCCTGGTCCAACGCGTGGATGGACTGACGCAGCCCGTCCGCCGCCAGCTTCTGGGCGTTGAGCTTGCCCTGCACCTCCTGCGCCTGCGCGCCGAATAGGCCCATGGACTGGGCGGTGAGCTTGGCCTCGAACTCGAGGTTGCCGAGAGCGGCGTCATAGCCGTCGAGCTCGCCCTTGAACTTGGCGGCCGCCTCCGGGCTCATGCTGGCGAGCATGCTCTTAAGGGCGGCTGCGGCCAGATCGGCCTTCCCGCCGGCGACCAGGTCGGCGAGCGCCTGGTCGATGCTGCCCATGGAGGCTTCGAACTCCTCCGTCGCATCGCCTGCCGCAAGGAGCTCGCCGCTGATTTCGTGGCCCCAGTTGTTGATGCTCTCGGCGACGCTCGGGTCGACCACTTTGCCAAGCTGGTCGTTCAGCTTCCCGAAGTCCTTGCCGAGCGCGTCGGCCGCGGCCCCCGTGACCTTGCCTGTACGGCCCAGCTCACCAAGGGACGTGGTGAGTTTGTCGATGTCCGGCGGCGTCGTCTTGCCCGCCTGCGAGAGCTCGCTCAGCGCGATGACGAGCAGGCCGATACCCGTGCCCGCGATGGCCACCTTCGCCGTGCGCGAGAGGGCCATCATCGCGGCGCCGGCCGCGGCGAGCGGACCGGGCGCGGCGGCGGCCGCCACGCGCATGGCGACCATCTGCGCACCGAACGCGGCGATCAGACCTCTCGCCGCGGCGAGCCCCGCGGCGGCCAGGGCGACCGCTTTCACGGCGATGGCCAGCTGCAGTAGCGCGGTAATCAGGCCCGAGGGCACCGAGGCCACCAGCTTGGCGAGGACGTTCACGACCTGGAGCAGACCGACGCCCACATCGGAGCCGGCCTTCAGCAGGTTCAGCAGTGCCTGACCGATGGAACGCATCGTCTCGCTGACGGTGGGCCCCTGCGCCCGGGCATAGTCCATGAACTGGCGCAGCCCGCCGCCGACCTCGCCGGTGTCGAGCCTGCGCAGGAAGTCGACGATGCCGTCGTTGACACGCTTGAGAGTGCCGGTCGAGAACTCGGTGAACTTCACCATCAGGCCGTCGAAGCCGGGCGACGCCATGCCGCCACCGACCATGGTGATCATCCGGTCCAGCTCGGCGGACGTCCCCTTCACCAGTGGGGTCAGCTTGGGCAGCAGGGCCGAGGTGAGCGCCAGGCCCTTGGTGAACGGGGTCAGGGTGTCCTTCGCCAGAGACTTGGACCACTCGTTGTAGGTGTCTTTCAACACGGACATCTGAGCCGCGGCGACCCGCGCTTCGGGCGGCAGTTTCGCCAGCTGCCGTGCATACTCAGCCGAAGCCTTCGCGGCCTCTGCCGAGTTGGCACCGGACTCCTCGACCGCCTGCCGGTGCTTCTCCTCCGCCTTGACTGCCTCGCCCACGGCCGCGATCTGCGGGCCCAGCGCCGCGGTGTAGACACCGACCGCGACCGCCGCAGCACCGGTGGACGCCACCAGCGGCGCCATCGCGGCAGCGGCAGGGATGAGCGCCGGCGCGAGGGACAGCACCGACTTGCGGAGCGCGTCGGACGCCGCGCCTGCCGAGTCCTGCGACGTCGACATGGCAGCCATACGGTCCGCGGTTGTGCTCGCCAGCCGGTTGATCGAGGCACTGCTGTTCGTCGTCGCGGCGCTGATCCGGCGGTGCAACCGGTTCGCCGCATCACCGGCCCGGTCGAACGTGCGGGACAGCTGGTCGCGCCCCTGGAGAATGAAGTTCATCCGGCGGTCGGCCACGACTACTCCCTTCCTGCCTGCTGGTCTGCGAGGTCACGCTCGAGCCACCGGACGTACTGCTCGAAGTCCTCGACCAGCTGCCGGTCGACGACGTCGGCGGGCATGTTCAGGCGGCAGGCGAAGAGGCCGAGGTACTCGGCTCGCTGCTCGTCTACTCCCGGCTGTTCTCCGGCAGGGACGGCTCGCTGCTCTCCTCGAGGGCCGGCTCCGCGGCGAAGCCTTTTGGGTCCTCGGTCAGTTCCTTGATCGTGGCCTCGGCGTGCGCCGGGTCGAGGGCCATGGGCGGCAGGTCCCGCAGCGCGTGCGCGATCTGCTCGCCAGTCACGTTCGGGTCCTGCGTGGCGATGCGGACGGACTCGGTCACGTAGTTCTCGACCTCGGTCTTGTCGAGGCGGGTGACCATCTCGTCCACGCCGGGGTCGAACTCCCCGAACCGCAGGCTCGGGTTGGTGCGCTTCTTGATGACCCACACGATGCCGCGCATCGCGTCGAGGTCGTCGTCGCCCAGGCCCTCCTTGATGACCGGCCACTTCTGGTCGATGGTCCTCGAGACGATCGACACCTCGGACACCCGCAGAGAGCGCACGTCGTAGTGCTCCGGCTCCCCGCCGGCAGGGGTGTAGACGATGATCACCGTGCGTTCTCCCTAGAGTCTGTTCTGGACGTCGTCGACCACGCGGGCGACTTCGCGTTCGATGCGCGGCATGTGGCGGGCGACCGTCTTGTCCCACCACAGCGGGGTCGTCCATTTGTTGACCCACTTCTTCTTGTTGCCGAACACCGGGTGGCGGATCCTGCCGTTCGGCTTGTTCATGGCGCCGGGCATGTCCTGCAAGTCCGCGGGCAGGGCGGCCCGGTCGATCCACAGCCGGGCCCCGGGGGAGCCTGCGGTCCGCACCGAGAGGCGGACGGCCTGCGCGACCGTTGCCCGCAGCGGCCTGGACGTCGGGGAAGGGCCGCCCCGGGAGCCGGCCTTACGAGGCTCGGGGTTGATCGGCAGGTCCCGGATCGTGGCTTGTATGTCGGCCTTCAGCGGCTCGGCCGCGCGGCGGATCCTGCGGGTGAAGTTCGCTTTCACCTTCGGTCCGCCGGCGGCCTTCAGCTTCCGGCTCATCTCGATGAGCTGGCCCGTCCCGATGATCTGCACACTGCGAGGCATGGCCGGCCTCCTCGGTCAGAGCGTGACGTCGGCGGACATGTACTCGATGGCCGTGGCGTTGGTGCCGTCGTAGAGGGCGGTGAAGTTGAACGTGGGCTTCACGACCTCGGGGCCCTCCACCGTCGGGGGCGAGTCGTCCACCTTGATCGCCGGGAGCTTGATGCGGAAAGTCTCGGAGAACGCGCCCTCGATGACCGAGCCGATGAACTCCCACACGAGCGACGTGGCGCCGTCCGAGGTGTGCAGGTCGTCGACCGTGGTGGCGACGTAGTCCATCTCCAGCGATCCGCTGATCTTCGTCAGGTCGTTGAGGATCGGCTCCGCCTTCAGCGCGGACTGGTTCGCGTAGAAGCGGTCCGTCGCGGCCGGGCGCTCGATCTTGATGCTGACCTTGCGGACGCCGTCCAGCGCAGTCTCCGCGCCAAAGCTGCCCGTCTTCAGCCCCATCTGCCCGAAGTGGAAGACGGACGTGGTCGGGTACGAGGCCACAGCGAGGGTCTGCGTTTCGTCGCAGTTCCGGCCGTCGATCTCCAGCGTGCACATCAGCATGCCGCCGACCTCGCACGAGAACTCCGCAGAGATCACCTTGCAGCCGACGAACGTCTTGTCGACGACGGTGCCTGTGGTGAGCGGCACGCCCTTCTGGATGGTCAGGCTTTTGCCGAAGTTGTCGGCGAGCGTGTGGGTCTGCAGGTACGCCGTCGTGGCGCCCTGCTGCACCGGGGTGACGGTCGTACCCATCAGCGCCTGGAGAAGGATGCCGAAGCCCTTATTCGGGACCTCGAGGTCGATGCTCCCGGCGGCCTCTCGCTGAGTCACCACCCGCCGGTCCGACCGCGCCATGAGCCGACCGGCCGCGATGCCGGAGCTCGTCGCGGTGGTCTTCTTCAGGACGAGGCTCTCCTTGTTGAACTCGGGGAACTTCGTCGGCGCCACGTAGGTGCCATACGTCGTCTCGGCCGCAATGCCGATCTGTGCGCCGAGCCCGGATCCGATCGCCATGGATCAGCCCTCCTTCTGCGGCGACTTCGCCGCCGTCTTCCGGGCCGCGGCCGCGGGGGCCGCCGGCTCCTCCACCGGCTCCCACGTGCCGGGCTGGCACACGTAGCCCTCGAACCGCTCGTCAGGGACCGGCACAACCTCGTCCGGCTGGACCTCTCGCCCGAGCTCCGGCACGGTGACCGGCTCCGGGCCGATAAGACGCACACGCGCCATGGCTGTACTCCTTGATGGATGAGGTGATCAGATACGGGCGCGGCAGGACACGGTGAAGTTCAGGCCCGCCAGCGCGCCCCGGTCCTGCTCCTGAATGAGGGCGCCCGCAGTGACGTGCGACCACAGGACCGTCCCGTTCAGCGTCGGCGCCTCGGGTGCCGCGTCCGTGGCACGGAGTGCGGTCTCGACCGCGGCAACGATCTCGAACACGCGGGCGCGGCGGACAGCCATGTCCTTGTCACCCGTGCGGGACTCGGCGTAGCAGGCGATGGTGAAGTCCTCGTCCCGGGTCCGCGCGCCAGCGCTGTTGAAGTCCTGGACCAGGTCGACGGCGCTCTCGGCGTTCTGCTGCCAGCCGACGTAGATGCGGTGTCGCTCGGTCAGGTTCACGGACTCGGGGCCGTCCACGATGCGCACGTCCGCCAGGGCGGGGGCAGCGCGCAGGATCGCGAGCAGCGCGTCGACCGCGGCAGGTACACGAGAGGTAACCATCACGCCACCCCCGGTGGGACCTTGTACGGCTCCAGCAGCTGGAGCACGCGGTACGGGATGGCGTAGCCGAACCCGGCGATGGGCTCGGTCACCGACACGTCATCGCCGCCGCCGACCGCCCCACGGGCGGCGCCGTACTGGGTGCGCCACAGGTGCTGGAGCAGCATCGCCGCGGCGAGCTGGATGGTGGGCGGCACCGTCCCACGGCCGGCCATGTACGTCCACGTCCACAGCCCGCCATAGAACGACGCCCCGTCCAGGCGCCGGACGATGCCGGTCGCATTGTCGACGTGGACGTCGCCGATGTCGATCGCCGTCCCGCTGGAAAGCACGGGCACGATCGACGTCAGCGACACGACCGGCACATGGGTCAGACACAGGGTGGTGGACCGGCCCTCGATGACCTCGGACACGGACCGGTTCTCGACCGGGCCGACGAAGCGTTCGATGACCGCTGTCAGCGCGTTGATGTACGCCGTCAGCTCGGTGTCGTGGCCGGTGGTCTCGATGTCGAGCTGGGCCTTCGCCTCGTCCAGGGTCAGGAGTGCCATCTGCCGCTCCCTACTCCGTCGTGGTGGGCTTCTTGACCTGGGCCCGCTTGCGGGCGGGGACCGCCTTCTCTGCCGTGTCGGGGGCGGACGCGTTCTCCTCGGTGGCGTCCTCCGCCTCGACGGCTAGCCCGGCGGCGACCAGGTGCTCGGCCTCGTCCTTGGGTAGGTCGATGTGTCCGCCTGCTGCGGGCCAGTCGGCTCCGTTGCGGGTGCCGGACAGCGTGGCCCTCATGCGCACGCGCATGGTGTTCTCCTTTCCACCGCGGCGGGGGCGGCGGTGTGCGCCACCCCCCACCGGAGGTGATCAGCTCGCGCCGCCGGCGAACACCTTGATGGCGCCGGTCTGGTCGACGGTCAGGCCGTCCGCGCGGAGGATCGCGCGGAACGTCGTGAGGTCGGAGTTAAAGGCGAAGTCGTCCGACCGCTCGAACCGGATGCCGCCGGCCAGGCGGACGAAGTACTGCGAGAAGTCGCCGAACACGACGGACTTCGCCGACAGCGCCACGGCCGCGACGGTCGGGTCGGTGTAGACGGGCTTGGCCAGCAGGGTGTCCGGGACACCGAGCTGGAGCGACGGCTGCCACAGGTACTGGCCGTTGTCGTCCTTGAGCTTCCGCGCGGCCGCCATGGTGGCGTCACGCATCAGCCAGCCACACGACGGGCTGTTGCGGTACGGGCCGATGACCGAGAAGAACAGGTCGATCAGGTCGTCCGCGGTGAACGCGCCCGAGACCGTGGTCCCGCCGGTCTTGCCGGTCGAGGCCGAGGTGACGACACCGGTCGGCTGCGAGGAGCCGGTGCCGGTGATGGCGTGCGCGCCGAACGCGTTGCCCAGCGCCCGTCCGGCCTGCATGGCGAGGTACCCCTCGAGGTCCACGCCGGAGTCGGTCAGGAGCTCGGTCGACGCCTGCACGAGGACGCCGTACTTGTAGGCGCCCAGGGTCCGCTTGGCGAACGCCGGGTCGGACTCGGAGATGGCGTTGCCCTCGGCCGTGATCGCCGCGGTGGAGTGTGCGGTCGTGACCGGCACCTCGATGCTCTCGCCGGTCGCCGTGTTGAGCACGGTCGGGCCGGCCATCATGATGCCGGACACCTCGATGAGGTGGGCGACCAGCTGGTTGTAGAACGTCGTCGGGACGGTGTTGCCGCCCGCGGTGGCCGTGCCCTTGGTCAGGTCACGGAAGTTGACCTTGCCCTCGGGGCGGATGTCGTAGGCCCGACGCTCACCGCGCAGGAACTGCCGCAGCTCCGTGTTCTCCTCGCCGGCCTGGCGGACCTGGGTCTGCGGCTTGGCGAGCAGGGACGCGAACGCGTCGTCGGCGTCCTTGGCCCGCTGCTCCGCGTCGGCCATGTCCTTGACCCGGGCGTCGATCTTGTCGAGGTCGGCGTTCAGCGCCTGGTACTTGGCCTCCTCCTCGCCGGACAGGTCACGCTTCTCGGTCTCCGCGGTGTCGAGCAGTTCCTTGGCCTGCTCCCACACGTTGGCGCGGCGCTCTTGCAGCCGCTTGATGAGCTCGCTCACGGTGCCCTCCTGGGCATGACGAAGACACCCGCAGGCCGGTAGCCCGGGGTGCCGGATGGGTGGATGCGAGGTGGGTGTCGCCCTGCCTCAGAGGGTGCGGCGCCGGTACAGCTCGGCGCGCCGCTGCCGCAGTGCCAGCGGCGGGTGGGGGTCGCCCTGCCCGCCTGCCGGCGCTGGTGTCTCAGGGGCCGTCCGCGCGGCCAGGTCGATGACGACCGGCTCGGCCGCGGGGGCCAGGAACCGCTTCAGGTCGCCGCCGTCGGCCGCGGCCCGTACTTCCTCCAGCTCGGCCCCTGCCCGCTCGGCGAGCGAACGCAGGCCCGTGCTGGTGTCGAGGTAGGCCGGGGTGTTCACCGGGGCCACGTCGACCAGTTGGCCGGACAGCAGCGTCCGCACGGGGAAGCCCTGCTCGGTCATGCCCCAGTCGTCCTCGAACGTGTAGAACGCGAAGCTGGAGCGGCGGACGTCGCCGCGCTGCACGAGCTCGTACACGTCCGCGCGGGAGGCCGGCACATCGACGCTGTAGTCCAGGCCCGTGCCGTCCGTCTGGAGCCGCAGGGTGCCCGCGTCGCTGGTGCCGAGCAGCATGTTGTCGTGGTGGTTGTAGCGGGCCATCGCCTCGGGCCAGCCGTCGCCCTCGCTCTTGGCGAAGAACCCGGGGTCGATCCGCTCGACGAACCCGCCCAAGTTGCGGGACAGGGCGTTGAACTTGGCGGCGTACCCGCCGATGGTCCTCGTGTCACCGGCAGCCCGGACCTCGACAAGGCCGCGGGTGAACCGGCGCTCAGTGTCGCCGCTCACGGGTTCTCACTCTCGTCGGGGGCCACCGTGCCCAGTGGCGTCCAGTCCTGGCCCAGGCCGTTCGGCAGGGGCTCGAGGTCTTCGATGGCGCGCAGTTCGTCGATGTTCTTCAGGCCGATCGCGCGCGCGATGCGGTGGGTCTGGAAGCGGGTCAGGGCGTCGGTGCGGAGCATGGCGTCCGCGTCGAAGGCGACGTCCTCGGTCGGCGGCCGCAGGAGCGAGAACGCCTCCTCGAGGCGCGCCAGCCACGGTCGCAGCGCCCACGTCAGCAGGTCGATGCTGTTCTGCTCGACCGTGGTGTAGGTGAGCGGGTTGCCGGTCGTGCCGCCGACCTTCTCGGCCGGCACCCCGTAGAACGCGGCGATCTGATTCGCGGAAGCCTTGATGGTCTCGAGGAACTGGGACTCGTTCGCCGGGACGGAGATGGGCCGGTACTTCGCGCCCATGCCCACCACGGCCACGTCGCGCCCTGCGGCGGCCTCCTTGAACCGGGCCTTCAGCAGCGTGGCCGTGTCCTTGGTGACTTCCTTCTCGGTCTCCAGCACGGCCGCCGGGGTGGACCCGTTGGCGAACCAGTCCCGGCCGAACTCCTGGGCCAGCAGGCCGGTGTCGATCGTGGTGGCGTAGTGGGCGATCGGGGACAGGCCAAGGATCTGACCGGGCAGCGTGTAGGCCGGGATGTGGAACAGTCGCCCGTCCTCGACCCGGCGACCCTTGTAGTACCAGACGGGGATCGCGGCGAAGTTGTCCTCGACGTGGACGTCGTCCGGGTGGAGCCACTCGATCTGCGAGGGCCAGCCGTTCGCGTCCGCCGCCACGATCAGCCCGTAGGCGTTGCCGCGCAGCGTCAGCGACGTCATGCACCGGTACATCCAGTCGTACCGGGTGCCGGTCGCCGCAGGCCGGCGGAACAGGTCAGGCGACGGGATCGGCCTACGGCCCGGCCCGATCTCTTGGTAACTCCGTAGGGGCAGCGACGCCACAGCATCCGACAGCAGCCGTGTGGCCGCGTACACGGGCGCCAGGCGCAGGGCCCGCTCCTGCCCGCTGCCCAGGAGGGACGAACTGCCCCCGGATCCCCACACGTCCTGGAAGGAAATGGATCGCTTTTCCTTGCGGCGGAAGGGCCACCACCAGCTCATCGCGCCCCCTCTCACCAGACCATGTTGTTGGTATCGCCGGGGCCTTCGACCTCGGCGCCGAGCCCCCACTTGGCGAGCGTGACGGCCATCAGTGGGCTGATGTCCACGCCGGGGTTCCGGCGGGCCCACGCCCATCCGTCGCCGGCCAGGGGGCGTTTCTGTGCGCCGGCCAGAGCGGTCGTCAGCGGAGGCTGGTCGATGTGCGACAGGGAGTGCTCGACGACGGCGTCGTAGAACGTGCCGCATGCCGCGGCGGTGTCCTTGTACTTCGGCTGCACCACGGTGACGCCCAGGCGCTCCTCCAGCTTCTCGATGAGCGTGGCCGCCGGGCTGGCCGGGTCGATGACCCAGGCGGCCGGCTTGTGGGCCCTGTGCAGCTCCTCCGCGCGGTCCAGGGCCCAGCCGACACCGGGCCGGTGCTCGACGACCTCGACGTGCGTGCCGCCCTTGTGCAGGCCCGCTGCGCCGATCGCCGTGTGGGACCGCTCAGGGGTCATGTCGATCGCGAACACCGGGGCGGTGTCGATCGCGGCACCAGGGTCCGCCAGGCCCCGCCAGACGTCCTCGCCAATGACCTTCCACATGTCGGTGCGGTCCGACGGGTAGTCGCCCACGCCGAGCCGCTCACGCGAGTACAGGAACGCGCCCATCGTGAGCAGCCGGTTCAGGGTCCGCTCGATCGGCAGCCGGTACCCGACGGCCGGGTTCGCCTTCAGCAGGGACTCCACCGAGGCAACGTCGTCGTGGTCCGCGCACCCCTCCGGGCACTCGTCCCGGTGCGGATCGATCGACCACTCCATGTAGGCCAGGGTCGGATCCGGCACGCCGGACTCCAGGGACTCCAGTGCCCGCCTGCGCAGCCGGGCCATCTGAACGGACGGGGCGCCGATGCCGGCGCTCCCCAGGTACCACAACTGGCTGTTCTCGACGGCGTCCGTGGTCGGGGCGAGCGCGCCCATGGCCTCGTCGCCGAGGACCATGCACTCGTCGAGGATGATGCAGTCGGCGGTGAAGCCACGGCCCGAGCCCTTCGAGCGGGCGATGAACCGGATCTCCTGCCCGCCGTGCAGTTCGATCGCCTCGCGGCCGGCCGACCGGTGCACCGCCTTGAGGCGTTTGTGCAGGTCAGGGCACCCCTCGATGAGGCGCTCAATGCGCTTCATCGTGTTCATCGCCGTCTTGAACTCGTGCGCCGAGACGAGGATGACCTTCTCGCCGCCGATGAAGACTCCCCACAAGACGCGGGCCTCGATCACTGCGCCCTTGCCGTTCTGCCTGGGGACGTTGACGCAGACCTCTTCGGCGGCCCAAGAGCCGTCCGGCTTCTCGGCCATGCCCTGGTCGAGGACCCACTGCTGCCAGTCGTCCAGCTGCAGCCCGGCCTTGCGCGCCAGGTCGACCGCCTCCTGACCGGCGCTGGACAGGCGGACCGGCGGAGTGACCTGAACCCGGGGCCGCTGGGCGCCGTACCGCGGGCCGTCAGTCGCCCGACGCCTGGCGGGATCGGGCCTCTGACCTGCGCTTTTCTCGCTGGCGGGCGATGTCATTGACCGCGTCCCCCTCCTCCCCGACCGGGGCGAGCTTGCGCAAGTCGGCAAGCACGGCCCGAAGTTCGCGGGCGGCCTGGGCCATGGACGTGGCCGCGTCGGTGGCGTCGACCGCTTCGGCAAGTTGGAGTGCGAGGGCGGCGAGACCGGGGGCGGTCGCTATCGCACCGAGTTGCTCGATCTCCGTTTTAACGGCGTCGGCCGTCGACATGATCAACCCCCGTCACCCAACGTCACATCACAGAGAGTGACAGCCACTAAATGCAGTCGATCTTGAATCTGTGTTTTTGATCTTTCAGTCGGGCCGCGTAAAAAAACGGGCGACAAGGGCTTTTGGGTCGCCCGGTCCTGCTCTTAAAGAAGGGTCCGCTCCAGGCGGAACGCCCTGCTCGGCATGGTCACCAGCGTCGGCTGTATTGCGGCATTGCCTCGGTCGAGGCGGGTCGTCGCTGTCTGTACCAGCGGGTGGCAACTGCCTTCATGCCGGGCTGTCGCATCTGTTCGATGCGCTGCATGACGATGTCGCGCCCGGGGTCGACGGTGACGATGCGTGCCTTGAGCCGCTTGTACTTGGCCAGGGCCTTGGCGCTGGGCTGGGTGTGGATGACGTACACGTCGACCTTGTCGAGGTGCTGGTACGCCTCGTTCAGGGCGGCGAACCGGGCGCGGTGTACGACCTTGAGCAGCACGTCGTGGTGGTCGTGGTGGTCCGCACCGGGACCGGCCATGGCGAGGGCCATGAGGTCAAGGTCGATGACGATGTCCTGCGCCTTGGCGTGCGAGCGGATCCAGCTGGACTTGCCTGCGGCCGGCGGGCCGGTCACGACGATGAGCACGGGGCCTCACCACAGTTGCAGCAGTACCTGCCCACACAACCGCAGCAGCGGTCTGGCAGCTCGTCATAGGTCATGGTCACCACCGGCGCGACGTCTTGAGCGGCTGTGGTCCGGTTCGGTTGCCGCGGGCGCTGTTGCAGCGGCGGTGCATGCTGCGGGCGTTGGCCGGGTCGAGGAGGTCGCCGCCCTTGGACAGCGGGACGATGTGGTCGAGCGTGAAGCTGAGCGGGTGCCGTGCGTCAAGGTGGGGGTTGATCGCGTGGCCGCAGCGTGCGCACGGCATGCCGAGGGCTTTGATCTCGGCGACGAGGCGGCGGTAGGGGCGCCCGTTGCGCGGGTTGCCAGCCACGGGCGCCACCTCCGTCGTCAGGGTGTCGGGTCGAGGATGTCGTCCTTGTGGGCGGTGAGGACCTCGGCGACCGCGTCGGCGTACTGGTCGGGGGTGAGGTGTGAGCACTCAGCTTCGCCAGACACGTCTTGAGGCTGGCCCTTCTCGAAGTCGTACTCGAGCAGCTCGACGCAGTGCTCGTACGTGTACGCCTTGGCTGTGGGGCTGCTGGAGGGGGTGGTGCTGGGCTTGGCTGGTGTGCCGCTGTCGTCGTTGCCGCAGGCGGCGAGCGTGGCGAGGAGCAGGGCGGCGAGGCCGGCCGTGATGGTGCGGGTGCGCATGGTCCCCCCAAGGACGTTGCCTGATGAGGGGGACATCATCGGGCACTGCAGGTAGTCACGTCTGGGGAACGGCGAAGGCCCCAACCGGGGTGGGTGGTCGGGGCCTTCGTGGTCCTGGTCAACTGCCTGCGGGCACGTTGAACGTGGTCCGAGTGTTACACCCTGCGATCTACCTGGTCAAGCGACCTTGACGGCCGGACCGCTCTGCAGCTCGCGCAGGTCGATCAGCGTGCGGCCTTGGCGGTCGTGGCCGTGGCGGGTGAGCTTGCCGCGGTGGAGCCAGACACGGATGGTGCCGGGGCGGATGCCGGTGGCCGCTGAGGCGGCGTAGGCGTCCACAAGGAGCGGCTCGTTCATGTTCCGAGTGTCCCGCGTCGTGCAGTGCTCACGCCAACAGGTCAGCGTCCAGGCCGTAGCTGTGAATGGTCCACGCCTGTACGTGCTCCAGCGGAAGGCACCAGACGGTGCCTTCAGGGCCCTCCTCAATGAGGTGAACGTACTCAGGGGAAGTCGGTACGTCGGAGTGTGGGCGCTCAGCTCGACGCCGCTCGTTCTCCGAGCGCTTTGCTTCGGCGAGCTTCGTCATCTCGTCGAAGATGGCGGCGGCCGGCGCTGCATTCCCCTTTCGCACTACGGCCGCAAGGGTCTCGCGGTACACAACTTCGCTGATTATGCGGCCGCTCAGTCGGGTGGATCCGGCTATGACGGTCACGGACACCGACACTGCGTCGTTGGCGTCCACCGTGGACACGAGCTGGCTCAGAGAACTCAGTTCTTTCGACATGGCCTGACCCTACGTGCCGCCACCGACACAACGTCAGTGGCTGTGCGGCGGGTAGTGGCCGCCGCAGCGCGGGCAGTACGACAGGGGCGGGAAGTCGGTCCCCAGCCTGTGGATGAGGGCGTGGATGTGGCGTCGCATGGGGTTCTCCTAGGTGGTCTACGGCCCGGTCTACGGGTGGTCTACGGCCCCTTCTCCGCTGCCGTGACCTGCGTCTACATCCGCGGAAGGGGTGTCTACGGGTCCGGGGGAGAGGAGGGCCTCGATGTCGGTTCGCTTGATGCCGCTGCGCCCGGTCTGGGTGGCGCTGACGCGGACGGACTTGTGGATGGTGATGCCGCAGTGGACGAGCACGGCGCGGAGCCGGGCGTCGTCGAGGTGCCCGGCGGCGGGCCGGGCCTGGAACGCGCCGTACACGTCGCGGAGGAACACGGCGGGCCGGTCCTCCATGAGGGCGAGGACGCCCTCGATGACGCGGCGCTTCAGGTCCTCCTCGGTGGGCGGGACGGGGCGGCCGGCCCGCCATGCGGCGACGGTGTAGGCGGCGGCTGCGGCGGCCAGGAGCCTCGGCTCCTGGTTGGCGGTGCGGACGGTCAGCAGGGCGGCGCCGCCGAGGAGGGCGATGCGACCGGGGACGTTCTCGGCCGTGACCCAGTCACGGAGCCGTCGCGCAAGCGCGGTGTTGCCGCGGCCGATGCGCCGGGGGTGGATGCGCTGGGCGGCCCACCGGGGCCGCCCGTTCCCGAACTCGGGGACGGGCGGCAGCTCGAGGGTGTCGGCCTCGGAGTCGGCGTCCACCAGGGTCAGGCGCTACCGACGAACGTAGCCAGCATGTTGCCGACGCTGCCGAAGAGTTGGCCGATCATCGCGCCGAGCTGGGTGCCGGACAGGGACAGGCCGAGGCCGAGGCAGACGAACCCGGGCAGCAGGTTCAGCTTCTTGGTGTCCTTGCCGTGCTTGTGCATCTGCCAGGCCCAGATGCCGAGCACGATGATCAACAGGACGGAGATGGGGACCGATCCGGTGGCACCGGTGGGTGCGGCGGGCGGCGCGGCCATGGTCCGGGTCGCTGCGGTGTCGATGGCGGCGAGGAGCGCGGTCTTCACGGGGTGTCCTTCAGTACGAGAGGCCGACGATGGCGGCGGTGAGCAGGAGGGTGACGAGCGCGGCGCGGGCGACCAGCTGGTGGGCGCGGCTGTCGCGCGGCAGGACGCGGAGCAGGAGGCCGGCGGCGATGAGCGCGGGCAGGCCGTAGTAGCCGAGGGCGTGGTAGGTGAGCGTCATGGCGCACTCACGTTCTCGATGCGCCGGGTGGCGCTGCTGGTGGCGCTCGGGTAGTAGTCGGCGAACTGGTCGGCGAGCGCCATGAGGTGCGCCGCGGTGGCGCGCAGTTCGGCGTGCCAGCGCAGGGCTGTCTCGTCGTCGGTGGGCGTGTACGCCGGGGCGGCGTCGTCCACGGCCTGAACTGCGGCGCTCAGCTGGCGCATCGCTGTCTCGGTCTGCGCCGCGCGCTGAGCCAGGCGGACGGGGAGCGGCGCGTCCTCGGTGGCGAGGTCGCGGCGCACGGTGTCCTTCGAGATGCCGAGCTGCGCCGCGATCTCCCGGTTCGATGCGCCGCCCTGCGCCAGGTGGCGCACCTTGGCGCGCCGCTGCGCCACGGACAGTGCGCCAGTCACTGGGCACCTCCTGCGGTGGCGCTGAGGACGGTGAGCCAGCGGGCTTGGTGGCGCAGTTGCGCAGCGGCCTCGACGAGGCCGGCGGCGAGCTGGTCGAGCTCGGCCGGGCTGTAGGTGCTGGTGATGTCGACCGGGTCAACGTGCAGGCCGGTCTGGTGGTCGCCGCCGCCGAAGGGGTGCTGGGTGAGCGACGCGACGAACAGCGGCTCGCCGACGAGCCCGATCGGGATGTCGGGGCCGCGGTGGCCGATGTCGGCGCGGTACTCGGGCCGCGGGTCGTGGCCGATGCACCAGGCGGGTTCGGGCAGGGTGACGTCGCCGTGGTCGAGGGTGGGCACTGTAACGGTGCGCTGGGCGCTCATCCGGCGGTCACCCCGTTCGCGATGAGCCGGAGCAGCGCCGCGTACTCGCCACGGGTCTGCCCCTCGCGCACCGGCGGGGCGGCGGCGAGGAGCAGCTGCTCGGCGGCGAACGCCGCCTCGGTGGGCCCGTGGAGTCGTTCAGCCATGACGAGGGCCTGGGCGAGGCGCGTCTCTTCACGCATGACTGCCGTAGGTCGGGTGGTGGCGACCTTGTCGGCGAGCATGCCGAGGAGCTGGACCGTGTCGGGGGTGAGCGCCGGGGCGGCGGTCTGCTCGCTCATCGCAGGTCCTCCGCGGCGGCGCGGATGCGGGCGGCGAGGGAGCCGGCCAGTTCGCCGGGGTAGGTCTCGGGGAGCTCGTCGATCGCGGTCTCGGAGGCCTGCGCGGCGACGATGTCGGGGAGGCCGGTGAAGACGTGCCTGGCGGCCGCGTTCATGGCGTCGGCGACCAGGAGGGCGTTGACGGTCAGGAACGGGTCGTTGTCGAGGACGTCGGCGATGCCGGTGACGAACCGGTGCGCGTGGGACGGCTCGGCGAGGATCCGCGCGAGGGCGGCGTCCAGCTCGTTGCCGCTGGTGGATGCACCCAGTACCCATGAAGATGGTGCAGGTGCAATACGCTTCTGGTGGTCCATGAGGAGGGTCCATCTCTCTCGTGGGCAAGTGCCGGCGCGCAGCAACGCGCCGGTGCGGTAGGGGTCGGGCGACGCGGCCGCTCCTGGGTGTTCCACCACCCGGGGAGCTGTCGTCCGGCCCCGCTTCTATTCGGTTGTCGTGCGGCCCGCGGCGGGCCCGTTGTTCTTGATCGCCTTGTCGACGGCGTTCCAGCTCTTCCCTAGCGCCCGGGCCACTTCGGCCACGGATCCCAGTTCGGTGACGCCATCGATCAGGGCTTCCGCTCTGCGTTTGGCGGCCTGCGACATCTGGATTCGGAACTGTTCCACCAGCTCTTCCTCCTGCCGAACGCGATCCCGCCAGGGTTTCGCTTCCATCTCCCGGAGCGTATCCAACCCTAGGGTTGGGTTGCAAGAGGGTGAGGGCTCAACACACCGTTTCCTGAGGGTGGTTGGCCGCTCGTGCGTCCTCGTCGATCAGCACCTTCAGGCCCATCCACATGGCCGGTGGGTACGACGTCTGGCACCAGCGGCAGGTCACCACCCGCTCGCCCGGCTCCAGGCGCAGCACGGCGCCACAGATCACCCCGTCCTCGAACTGAGCAGGGCAGTTCCCGATCCGTCTACCGCAATCGGGAACGGGCGGACGGATGATCGAGCTCACCTCCCGGGCCAACTCCCGGATCTCTCCGGCAAACAGACCAGCTTCCGGCCACGACACGGCCACCCACGGCATGTGGCCGAGCAGCTCGCCGACCGTGCGCGTGATCCGCCCGGTCGGGCTACCCGTGTGCAGAACCTCGGGGCGGCCGCGGTCGTGGCGGATGGCGTCCACCCAGCTCTCCAGGGTGGCGACCATGCCGCCCCCGCTACGCATGTCGAGGATGTTCTCGTTCAGCGGGAGCGGCGGCGGGCCGCCCTTGCCGCTCCGGATGCCAGAGGTTCCGCCGGCCGGGGGCAGGAGCGCGGCGAGCCCGCCGTACAGGGTGGGCAGCGCTTCGAGGCGCACCCGGGTGGCCTTCGCGCAGCCGAGGCACAGATACCCCTCCTCGAGCGGCTCCTCGCACAGGCCGCACTGGTTCACAGCAGTCCTTCCCGCCTGGCCGCGTCCTCGACGCGGTCCACGCTGTCGAGCAGGCCGAGCTCGAAGTCCCGGACCTCGGCCTGGACGAGCTCGACGAGCGTCGGCCGGCGGACGAGCGCCTCCCGCCAGTCGCAGGTGGCGTGCCGCCTCCGAGCCTGGGCGAGCGCGGCCGTGGCGGCCTGGGTGTCACGGCGGGCATCTCGGTTCTGGAAGACCACCTGTACGGCGATCATCAGGTAGGTGCCGAGCAGGAACCCCGTGGCGAGCATCTGCAACTCGGTGGTGGTCATGTCGACCTCCTTCTGTGGTGTGCTGGGGCACCGGCCGGGCCCGATTCCCGCGGGCCCGGCCGGAGCGAGGGCTACGCGTCGTTCTCGAAGCGGGCTGAGCGAGCGGCGGCATAGGCGGCGACGATCTCTGGAGCGTCTCCCGCGTAGCACTTGTCGCCGTTGCAGCAGGGGGCATCGAAGTCGGGGTACTTGGCCTTGTGGCAACCGCACAGCGTGCGGGCGGAGCGCGCGTCGAAGGTCAGATCGAAGCACCCACACCAGCGACACTTGGTCCACGCGTAGTGGTGGTCGCCGTAGGTGTGGATGTCGAAGGCTTCTCCCTGCGGGTGCCCGTGGTCGTCGATGGATTCGGGGGCAGGGATCGGGCCGACGGCCACGAAGGCACGGTCATCTGCGAGAGCCGCGAAGCGGGTGAGGCGCAGCAGGGCCTCCTTCTCGGGCTCCTGCCGGATCGCGTCGAACCAGGCCTTCTGGCCGGGGAGCCAGAAGCTCGGGAGGTGACGCCCCAGGTGCAGGTCGTCCTCAGGCTCGGCCCTGCGGTCTTCCGCCGCCGGCAGAGGGCGGAGTTCGAACGCCTGCGGCTCGTACTCCCAGTCCGCACCGAGTGCGTCGAAGAAGACTGCCCAGCGGGCTTCGAGGCGGGTGCGGAAGTGGTAGCCGGCGTAGTGCGTGTCGGCGGGCTGGAGCGTCACGGGCTCTCCTTCAACGGCGGTCGGGTGGATGTCGGGCTGGCGGGCCACAACCGGGCAATGGTGGCTGCCACTTCGGGAAGCGGACCAGGGCTGCGGGTGCCGTCCGGCCAGGCGCCCGGGCCGGAGCGCGGCATGTACGCGATTGGCTCCGGCTCGGGGCGTGGTGCGGCGGCGGGGGCGAGCCCGCCGGCGAGCAGGACCAGGCGCGCGAGGTCGCCGTCGCGGCGGGCGGCCGCGATGTCCTCGGGGGTCAGCGCCGGCGTGCTCATGTAAGAGCCATGTCGACGAAGCGGGAGTAGTGCAGCTGCGAGGCGACCGTGATCGTTGCTGTCGGGCCGTTGCGGTGCTTGCCGAGGATGAGGTCCGCCTCTCCCGCGCGCTTCGACTCCTTGTCGTACGCGTCCTCACGGTGCAGAAGGATCACGATGTCGGCGTCCTGCTCGAGCGATCCCGACTCGCGAAGGTCGGACACCTGCGGCTTCTTGTCGGAGCGCTGCTCCGGTCCGCGGTTGAGCTGGGCGAGGACCACGATGGGCACTTCCAGCTCTTTGGCCATCAGCTTGATGGACCGCGACATGTCCGAGACCTCCTGCTGGCGGCTCTCGACCTTCCGCGACAGGCCGGACGTCAGCAGCTGGAGGTAGTCGATGACGACCAGGTCCAGGCCGCCGCGCTGCTTGAGCTTCCGTGCCCGGGCCTTGATCTGCATCACGGTCTGGTTCGAGGTGGCGTCGATCGTCAGTGGAGCTGTGGCGATCCGTCGGGAGTGGTCAGCGAAGCGGATCCAGTCCGTGTCCGACATCTGGCCGCCGCGGATGCGGTGCAGGCCGATCTGCGCTTCTGCGGACAGGACCCGGTGCTGGACCTCGCGGCGGCTCATCTCCAGGCTGAAGAACGCGCTTGGCCGGTTGTGCTTGATCGCGCAGGAGCGGGCCATGTCCAGTCCGAGCGTGGACTTACCCATGGCGGGCCGCCCGGCGACGATGACGACCTGCCCGGGGTGCAGGCCGTGGGTCAGCGCGTCCAGGTCGATGATCCCGGTCGGTACGCCGAGGGCGCGGCCGTTGCGCTGCAGGTCCTCGATCTCCTGGGTGAGCTCGGCGAAGTCGTCACCGATCGGTGCTGAGTCGGGGTCTTCGCGCTCCTTCGCGGCCGCCGTGAGCTCGGCGTGTGCGGCGTCCAGGCTCTCGTTCGCGTCGCCGCCGGCGTATCCGAGCTGCACGATCTCGGTGCCGGCCCGGATGAGCCGGCGGCGCACGGCGCAGTCGTGGACGATCTCGGCGTAGTAGGCGGCGTTTGCCGCGGTCGGGGTCTGCTGGACCAGGCCGTGAACGGTGGCAGGTCCGCCGACGCGCTCCAGGTCGCCCTGCTCGCGAAGGTAGTTGGTGACGGTGATCGGGTCGGCGGGCTCACTTCGCCCGTAGAGGTCCAGGATCGCCGCGTAGATCGTTTCGTGGTTGGGGCGGTAGAAGTCGGCGCCGTCGAGGAGTTCGGCGACGTCGGCGATGGCCTGCTTTGAGAGCAGCATGCCGCCGAGGACTGACTGTTCGGCCGCCATGTCCTGCGGCGGGGTGCGTTCGAAGTCGGTGTCGTTCACGGTCTTCCTCGTGCTCAAGCCGCAGTCGCGGCGGCCGGGTTGCAGTTGGGGCAGGGGTGGGCGTTGCCGCGGTCGTCGAAGACGCGGCGCAGGTGCGCCTGGGTCTTGGCGGCGGGCAGGCCGTCGCCGCAGTGGCCGCACCACACCGGGAGCGGCATCGTGCTGTTCGCGGCCGGCTGGGACCGCTTGGGCAGGTCACTGATGCGGCGGGGGACGACGCGCGGGTGGTCCCGTACTCCGTCGGGGTTCTTCGTCAGTTCGGCGACCAGGTCGGTGTCGAGCCGCCAGCCCTGGGCGGAGGTCATCTGAATCAGCAGTGGGGCCATGGCCTTGGCGCTGCGAGGCCCGATCGTCCACGGTGCGGGCAGGTCCTCGAGGAAGGCGGCAGCGGCAAGTGTCTGCCCGTCTTCCTGCTGCGACTTGCCTCCTCCACCAGGGGCAGCCGAGACGGATGTGACGACCGGTGTGCCCGGTGAGGAGGAGGTTGGTTGAGGGGACTGAGGAGATGGGTCCCGCGCTGGCGGGACCTTTGTGCCGCGAGCGCGGGAGCTTTGGACGCCATTGGTCCCGCCACTGCGGGAGCTTTCTTTGGTCCCGCGTGCACGGGACCTTTCGGAGCCAGACGAGGGCAGGTCGACGAGCGCCGGGCAGTCAGCCAGGCGCGGGATGCGGAACTCGAGGGCGTGGCCCTTACAGGCGTACAGCACCCGTCCGCGCTTATCGGTGACCTCCCGCCCCTCGCCGTCGCGGACCGGCTCACGAAGCTCGATTCCGGCAGCAGCAAGCTTGCCCAGCACCGCGCCGAGCTGCTTCTGGTTCGCCAGGCCGGTGCGTCGCACGACGGTGTCGAGGAGGTCCCTGCCGTATGCCCGGCGGGTTTGGTCCTTCGCCTGGTCGGCGATCTCGAGGGCGACGAGGCGCTCGCCAGACGACAGGCTGGCCGGGAGACGGTCCGCGAGCCAGCGGCGCAGCTCGTATCCCATCAGCACTTCACCGCCGCTCCGGGGGCAGGGACCCGCATGGCGGTCGCCATGCCTTGGGGTCTTCGTTGATCACGTACGGCTCTTCTCGCGCGCGTCTGTGTAGGGAAGCGGGGAGCGTGCCCTGCCCGGCATTGACCGCCGAGCAGGGCACGCGCGCCGGACTACCCCGTTGCCTTCGGAGAGCGGCTGATCATCTGCTCGTGGTAGGCGCGGAATGTCCGTACGTGCCGCGCGACTTCGCCGTAGAGGAACTGGCCCTCCCAGCGACCGGCCGGAGCCTCGATCTGGATGCACTCGGTACCCAGGTAGAAGGACCGCGCGATGGCCTCGGCCAGTCCCGAGACGTGGCGCAGCGCGTCGTCACCCAGCCGCACGATGGCGGTGTGGCAGTCCTGGCGGCGCTTGGTCTGGCGCTCCAGGTCGTCGATGACGTCGCGAGCGATGGCGTACCGCCCAGTCAGCTGGACCGTGCAGACGAGACGGATCTCGACCGGGGGAAGAACGGAGGGCTGAACGCTGCGGATCGGACGATGCGTGGTCATGCTGCCCCCTGAGTGGCTCGGACGACGGACGCGACGATGTCGACCTTGTGGCGCTCGCAGGCCGGGAAGTCGTAGCGCAGGTTGGGGCCGGAGTGGAGGCTGACGACGACCTTGGCGGCCGTCGGGCAACCGGCGCAGCGATACCCCTTGTTGCTGTGCGGCGAGTTGGGACCGTCGGGGCAGTCGCACCAGGTGCACCGCTCTCCGTTCGCGGCCGTGACCGCAACGGGAACCAGCGTCGGGTCGCTTGCGGCGTCGCGTGCGGCGGCGAGGGTCTGGTCGGACAGGAACGTGTCGTACGGGGTGCGCTTCATGCCGCCTTCTCCTTCTGCCCGTTCGCCTGGTGAAAGATCACGCGCAGTCGGGCACGCTGGCCGTCGTCGAGGAGCGGCGCCTGGGCGACGATGCGGTCGACGCGCTCCCAGTAACCGGCGGGCCGGGCCGGGCGACCGGAGAGGTTGTCCTCCCCGGCCGTCGCGGTGTCCCGCTGCGGGGCGGTCACGGCCGGCCTCCCGCAGCGATGGCGTCGCGGAGCTGCACGAACGTCGCGCCGCTGCTCTGGCCGGACGGGATCAGGAACGTCCGCGCCCCCGCGCCGTCGGCGCCCAGCAGCACGCCTTCGGTCAGGTGGGCGGCGTTCGGCCCGTCCGCCGCCAGGATCTGGACATCGTGCTCGGCACACAGCTTGTCCAGGCGTTCTTCGACAGGTACCAGGGGCTGGGCCAGCCAGGCGGCCTTGGCTGCAAGGTTCTCGGGGATGTCGTCCTCGGCGATCTCGGCCACCTGGTCGCGCATCGCCCGCAGTACGGGCAGGAACTGCTCGAGGCGGGCGATGAAGACGTCGGCCTGCTCGGCGTCGAGCTCGAGCGTCTCGACGTCGATGTCGATCCAGAGCTTCGTCTCGGTGCCGAAGACGTCCGGCAGCTCGTTGAGGTGGGTGACCCGCGCCGCGAGTGCGGTGTAGCGGCCATCGCCGGGGCGGACGTCGGCGTACTCGGCCGGGGTCTCGACCTTGGCGGTCGGCCCCTGGTGCCAGCCGGGGTCGCCGTCGGTGCCGGCGTGGTCGAGGACGCACCAGGCCGGGCAGCCGAACCTGGCGATCCACTCCTGCCCGCGTTGGCTGGCGGTGGCCGAGGTAGGTCGGCTGATGCTCGCCTGTCCGGTGTCCCTGGAGTCTGTAAGAATGGGCATTGAGCTTCCGATCTGCTGGCATGCGGATTCGTTGTGCTCGACAGACGGCGTCGGGTTGCCCCCCGGCGCTGTCGTCGTTTCGGCGGCGGCAATTGCCGCGTAGCTGGTCACGCCGTCTCCTGGGCGGGCCGAACCTTGGCCGCGAGCTCGGCGTCGAACTGGCGGATCTCCGACTCGGAGTAGAGGTAGCGGCGGCCGACCTTGACGCCCTTCGGCCCGAAGCCGATGTGCCGCCAGTAGCGGACGGTGCCGGCTGCGGTGCGGTACCGCTCGGCCACGTCGTCCGTTGTGTAGAAGCGCTCCAGCGCCTGCGGCTGGGCAGGGCTCTCCATGGGCAATCCCTTCTGGATTGACGTTCTATTCGAACGGGATCAGTCAACCAGCGCTGGACAGCTCAAGTCAATCCGAGCTAGCCTCTGATTCATGTTGAATAGCGTTGGTAGGGGTTGAGATGCCGAAGAGGCCATCCCCGAGCGTGGTCGACAGTGAGAGCAACGTCGCGGCCCACGTGCAGGAGGAGCGTGAGCGACGTGGCTGGAGCACAGCCGAGCTCGCCAAGCGCGTCACGGAGGCTGGGTGCCCCCTCAGTCAGTCCGCGGTCTGGCGGATTGAGAGCGGGAACCCGCGGCGCAAGATCTCCGTCGATGAGCTCGTCGCCTTCGGCCGTGTCTTCGGGAAACGCGTAGACGAACTGCTGGCCCCGCCGTCGCTCGAGGTTCCGACGGACCTTGTGCGGCTGTACGTCAACAAATGGGTTGATGCGCGGATGCACCTCCACCGGGTCCGGGTGCGGGTGAACATCGACCTGTCTCAGGTGCTAGCGGCCGTATGGCGGTTTCCCGCAGCGGATGCGCTGGTGCGCGAGATGATCCACGACAGGTTGGAGCGCACCACCGGGTCTGCCCGCGGCGCCCGGGATCTGGCGCCGGAGTACGTCGCTGACTACGAAAAGATGCTCAGGCAGGTCCGTGACGCGGAAGGGCCGTATATCGGCCTGAACCCCGCTGAGATCATCGTCATGGGCCGCGAGGCAGGTAAGGCCGATCCAGTGATCTTGGCGGAGGCGGCGGAGTTGGGCGTCGAGGACGAGGTCGAAGACGCCATGCGAAACGGGGTCGTGCACTTCGTTGAACCGGAGTTCGCTGGATATCTCCCCCTCGAGTTCCTGACCATCCATGAGGGGCGGCTCACTCGTCGACCAGAGGCTGGCCGCGCCGCCCAAGCGCTCGGGGTGTCCCTCGCGAAGGAAGCCGGCCTGACGGATCGCTAGCTGGCCGCCCCTTTGCCTCCGGCCCCGTGCTTGGCTTCTCGGCCAGGTACGGCCGGATTGCCTGCGCCAGTTCCTCGAGCTCCAGCACGACTGCGACGCGATGGAGTGCGTCGATGGACATCGACTTCTGCCCGCGCTCGACCTTGGACAAATGGCCAGGATCGATGCAGGCGCGTTCGGCGACCTCTCGGAGCCCAAGGCCGCGTGCTGTTCGCGCAGCACGCAGGGGCGACCTAGGTTGCACGGGTGTTGAATCACTGTGCATGGGTGAAGAGTAAGCAGGGGGCTGGCGCGTGGGCAAGCGCGAATCAACGCCCAGGCTCAGTAATCCATCACTGGTGTTGACTCTTGGCCTACAGTGGTGCGCATGTCGGAGAAGGATGAGTCGGGGGCCCTGCCTCGACGAGCAGCAGTTGGGCTGACCATCAACCAAGTCGTCGCCTACAACCTGGCGCGCATCCGCAGGGCCCGGGGGTACACGCAGGACGAGGCCGCCGGGATGCTGGAGAAGGCGAGCGGCAAGAAGTGGACTGCCGCAACCTTGAGCGCGGCCGAACGAACCGTGAAGACAGGACGGTCGCGGTTCTTCGATGCGAACGAGATCGCTACCTTTGCGCGCGTCTTCTCGGTGCCGGTTCCATATTTCTTCATGCCTGTCGAACCTGCAGCGAAAGATATGGACATCGCGTACCTTCAAGCCCGCGCCTCGGGTGAGGATGGGCCGTTGGAAGCGATGACCGAGCCGCTCTTGGATGAGCGCATGCTCCTGCACCTGGCGGTACCGCTCAGGTATCCCAACGAAATGGTGGATCAGGCGAACCGGATCCTGCACAAGTACGGCGTGACCTGGTCACCCGACGCTCATGTGGAACTCTGGGATGAGGGAGAAGAGGCCTACAACGACTGGCTCGTCGAGGAATATGAGAAGGAGCACCCCGATGAGCTCCCTGTCAAAGATATGGCGACTATTGTCGAATTCGCCTCCCTCATGAAGAAGCACAAGAGTCATCACATCCTTCGAGCTCTCGCCGAAATCATGGAGGAGAAGGAAGCCAGGGGTGGGAAGAGAGACGAGCCTCTAGAAGACCCCCCCTTCTAGAACGCCGCTAGCGGACCGTGCCCCACTGTCGGCGGTCCGGCTGGCCCGCCAAGCGCAAAGCCCGGCGCCGCGTGGCTCGCTCGGCGCGGGCGACATCCGCAAGGCGGAAGAGTTGACGCCCTCGCTCGTCCAGGCCGCCCGGTGTCAGGTGTCCTCGGGCTACCCAGGAGCGGATCGTTCTGACGGTAACGGCAGCTGCTCCAGCAGAGAGGAAGCGGCGCCCCCTGGTGGCGTGTTCGGCTGCCTCGACGGCTGTGAGCCAGGTGGTGTAGTCGGGCACTGAAACCTCCACGGAACGACAAAGACCCCCGGCGTCGAGCCGAGGGTCTGATGTTCGATAGGCGCACCTGTGGCGCTGACAGAGAGTATGCGCTACCCCATCGAACGATGTCCAGCCAACCGAATCAAACGCTTACCGCGCTCTTCCCGCGCTTCCAACGGAAGTCGATGGCCTCGTAGTCGAAGTACCCGCCGTCGGGCATGCGCCCCGGCCGCGGCGGCATCAGCGTGACCTCGACCAGCTCCCGCAGCACCGCCCGCTGCTGGGCGAGCTCCATCGCCTTCCACGCCTTCCGCACATCCGGCGCCCCAGTCAGCGCCACCAGCGGATCCTTCGTCGCCGCACGAGCGAGCTGCTTGTTCACGCCCTCCAACTGGGCCCGCGCCACGCCCGACGCCTCGGTGAATTCCGGCATCGAGATCTGACCCGCGCCGAACGCCGCCGCCACGTCGGTCAACCGCCGGCGGATCTGCTCGCTCTCCATCTGCAGCGCCGCGACGTCGATGTCCTCGGGCCCGGGGAGAAGCAGGTCCTGCGCGTCGTCCCGGGACAGGCGCTCGATGATGACGTCCTGGACGTACTCGTCCAGCTTCGCCGCATGCCGGCCGCCGCCGTGCCGGGTCTCGCACCGGTACGACGGGTACTTCCTGCCGCCCGACTGGGTCACGACGTTGTACGCCGTGCAGCCCGGCTTTCCGCACCGGTAGATCATCGAGCCGAACCACTTCGGCTGAGCTCCGGGAGTCGTCCGTCGCGCGGGGTCCTTCAGGATGGCCACGACGGCCCTGTGCTTCTCCTCGGGCACGGCCGTCTCCCAGGTGCCCTTGCCGATCTCCTCGCCCTTGTAGACGGCGATTCCGGCGTTCCTGGGGCGGAGCAGCATGTCGCGGGCCTCGGTGTCGCCGATCGGGTTGCCGCGCGTGGTGGTGAGGCCCTTGTCAGCGAGCCAGCGGACCCAGCCCTTGATCGAGCCGCCGGACAGGATCATGTCGTGCCCGACCTCCAGCGCGGCGGCCTCCTCGGGGACGGCCTTCTTCATGTCGAGGACGGGCACCTCGATCTCCTCGCCGGATTCCCGGTCAACCTTGGTGGTCGTCTCGCCGGTGGGCATGCCCCACCCGAACGGGCGAATCCCGCCGCCCCATTCGCCGGCCTTCGCCTTCTGCTGCCGCGCCCGGGCGACACGCTCGGCCTTGTGCTCGGATTCGTGCCGTGCCACGGCGCCGAGGATGCGAGCGGTCATCCGGCCGGACGGCGTGGACAGGTCGATCGGCCCGGCCTGGCAGGTGTGGGTGTTGATGCCGCGACGCTCGGAGAGGTCGATGTACTCCTCGAGCTCCGTAGGGGAGCGGTGCAGGCGGTCGGTGTGCCAGGCGATGACGACGGTCGCGGTGCCGTCGTCGAGGTCGGCGAGCATCCGGCGGTAGCCGGGCCGGGGCTTGCCGCTGTACGCGGACAGGTCGTTGTCGACGTACACCTCGACGACGTCCCAGCCGTTCCGCTCGGCGAGCGCTTCGCAGTCCTCGCGTTGCCGGTCGACGCCGAGGTGCGCGCCGGTCCGGTCCTGGCTGATGCGGACGTAGATGACCGCGCGGATCGGCTTCTTGCCCAGGGCGTTGGTGACCTTCATGGCTGAAGTGTGGCACCAGAGAGGGGTCTTGGTCCAAGGTTCGGGAACCCCAAGAGTGCTCTGTGACGCCTCTACTGAGTGATCACTTTCGAGGAGCCGCGAAAGTGATTCTGCGAGCCCCTGACCTGCGCCTTTGTGTAGTCGGGAGGCTGCTCTCGACCGCTCTTGC